TGTTACTATCAAGCAAGACACTAAAACGTCTTTCATGTCGTTGACTGATTTACAGGAAGCCTATACCAGGAAAAGGATTCAGGAAGGATGGAATGATAAGAGGATAGAGAATATTCTTTCTAACAAGGAAAGTGCTGAGCGAATATACTATATTCTTGAAAAACAAGGATATATGATAGAAACAGGATTTCCTGTTTTTATGGAAATGGTTGAAAAAGAGTCTCTTATAAAAGTAATGAAAAGATTTGGTGCTTATAAGACTGTTGGTAGGGGCGAGAACAGGAGAACTATGTGTAATCCTTATATATGGGTTCTTGTAGCTATGGAATTGAACCCTATGTTGTATGCCGAGGTTGTTACGTGGTTAACCGATAAGCTTATTCTTAATCGAATAGAGGCTGGTGATAGGTATAATGCTTTGTCTAGAGCAGCTTCTAGATTTAAGGATGTAGATTATGTTAAGATCGCCAAGGGTCTTAATTATATTGTTTTTAATATCCATGAAAGTATGATCAGGAATAAGGCCACGGAAGCTGAGCTGAAGGAATTGGAGCAAATACAAGGCAATCTTATATGGGCTATAGATATGGGTTATATAAAAAGTTTCGATGAACTTGTTGATATGATGAGGAAGATGTATAAGAAAAAGTGGCTTAAATAATGTTTTTACAAAAAATGTAATTTATTTATATGCCTATACACTCGTGATTGTGTTTTATTGTCGTGAACTTGTTTATTATTATGTTTGCGTTAGGTGAATATCCGAAATAACATTAAAACAATATGATTTAATCAAAGTTTTAATGTACCCGAAAGGATCCGGTTATTAGCCTAAGCCTTGAGACAGAGGCTACGTTATTTGAGAATATATAGTTACCAAGGAATGTTTGCCCAAGTTCCTTGCTCTAAGGCAAGTGATTAAATAGGAGTAGTGTATTTGCGAAACAGTGTTGCTTGCGAAAAACCTCAAAATAACATTGGCGATGGGTACTAACAGGGTTTTACCCTGACTTATGTTGAATAAACATTGAATTAGTTTGTAAAATGGTGTATGTACAGGACATAGATAGTAAACCGATGATGCCTACGACAAGGCATGGGAAGGTTAGACGACTGCTAAAAGATAACAAAGCGGTCGTTGTAAACACATGTCCTTTTACCATCAAATTAACGTACAAGACATCCGATTACAAACAGGAAATTGTGTTAGGCGTCGATGCCGGAACCAAGCATGTTGGTTTATCCGCTACGACGAAAAGCAAGGAGCTTTACAGCGGTGAGGTTATTCTTAGAAATGATGTTGTAGAACTTTTGTCTACAAGAAGAGAGTCGAGAAGAGCGAGACGAAATAGGTTGAGATATAGGAAGCCTCGTTTTGAAAACAGGGTGAAAAGCAAACGTCTAGGATGGGTAGCACCTTCGGTACGACATAGGATTGATGCGCATATCCGTGTTATCGACAATGTCTGTTCTATCCTGCCGATATCCCGTATCATCATTGAGGTCGCTCAGTTCGATACCCAGAAAATCAATAATCCCAATATCTCTGGTAATGAATATCAGAAAGGAGATCAACTTGGTTTTTGGAATGTCAGGGAATATGTTTTGGCAAGGGATGGGCATAAATGCCAGCATTGTAAGGGTAAGTCAAAAGATTCTATCCTTAATATCCATCATGTTGAATCGAGAAAAACGGGTGGTGATTCTCCTTCAAATTTGATTACTTTGTGTGAGACTTGTCATAAGGAATATCATAAAGGGAATATCGATTTGAAGGTGAAACGAGGCAAGTCACTTCGTGATGCTGCGGTTATGGGTATTATGAAATGGAAGTTATATGATGAGTTGAAATCCAAATACGACAACGTTTCGATGACTTTCGGTTACATCACGAAATACAATCGGATTAAATACGGAATAGAAAAATCACATACATCCGATGCGTTTGTCATTTCTAGGAGCTTCAATGCGAAACGAATTGAACGTCAATACTTGAAGCGTTTAATTCGTAGACATAACAGGCAAATACATAAAATGAAAATTTTAAAAGGAGGAAAGAAGAAAAACAATCAAGCTCCTTTTGAGGTTTTCGGATTTAGATTGTTTGATAAAGTATTGTATAACAATGAAATATGTTTTATTTATGGAAGAAGAAAATCGGGATGTTTTGACATTAGGGATTTCGATGGTAAGAACTCTAAAAATGTTACATATAAGAAGCTAAAACTCATTAGAGGAAAGAGATACCCAATTATATTAAAGTAAATGAACTGATTTAATAATTTTGATAAAAAACGAATTATGTTGCACAGACCGCAAGACCGGGTACTTTTCGTATCCCCGCACGCTAAGATGGTGGATGTCGACTCCATCTTCTTAAAGGAAGGACAGATCGGTATTTACGATACTAAAGATACTTCCGAGAACGGTTGCAAGGCCGTAATTGACTTTACCGGTAAGCCTCGTAATGATAAGCGTTATGAGATCCGTATCGGTCGTAATGAACAAGCGGCTTCCCGCTCTATATATGATAAGGATTTTTCCACGCCTTTGTTCTCGTTGAATGAGATCGCCGAGATTTACGCTTCTTGGCCGAAGAAAGATCATGCTTATGTCGATGATGTTATCTTAGGATACAACGGTGTGTCTGATGACACGGCTTTCTCCGTATCCAAGGGCGACCGTATCGCTATCCGCTTGATTCTCGCCGGCAGGGCTTTCGAGCTTCTTGGTTATGAGGGAGGTCGTATTGAGATCAATGACGCTATCCTTTTGGATGATTGTGATAATACTCCAAATCAATGCGAGGAGTGCGATCCTTGCGAGGAGGTTGATTTGTTGCCAGCCGTCCTGAAATGTATCGAGAGGATGAAGAACCAGCCTATCGCTGGTGGTGGTAAGGTATCTGATTATATTGATATCACTCCGGTTACAAGATGTACTAACGAGGCTACGGAGCCTGAGACGGAGGACGTGAACTTCTATTGTATGGAGGTTTGCGATACTGGTGATGACCTTGCCTTGGCTGAGGTTCGTGCCCAGTACCCGGGATTGAAGATCGTTCGTGAGAGCATCAATGGCAGCATGTCACGTTATAAGGTGATGAAGAAAGGGACTAAGCCTAATGACTATACTCAACGTCTGATCTCTATCATGAAAGGATGCGAGGAATGCCCGCCTAGCTATACTGAGGTTAAGGGCGGATACCTGTATTCCATTTCATTGGAGGATGACGGCGTTGATATGTCTACTACGGTAGAGTCTTTACCTAATGTGGTAGCTGATACGGTTAATAAGATGAGCCAGATCAAGGGATCAGGTTTGTATATTGCCGCTACTTCCAAGAAATTGACGGATGAGGAGATCTCTACTTTCGTGGAGGCTAATCCTACGGCTATCATTTACTATGTGGCTAAGACATCCGATATGTGCGAGAATCCTACGGTTCGTACCGCTTCATGGTCAGCTTGTGGTTCTTGCAAGGTATCCACCGAGAAGTATTATATCACGATCCCGGATGATGAGTGCGGAAACAGTGCTTTGGAGGAAATCAAACAGGCTTTCCCGGAACTGGAGATCACTGACTACGGTACTCCTGCGGCTTGCCAGCATAGCTTCCAGACAACGGTATATACTAGCATGTTGTGTGATGAGTGCGACAAGGTGTTCGAGGGATTCTTCACCAGCAAGGCTCCGGCGTCCTACCGCAACCGTATGTGGAAGAAACTGGAATCGGCTCAGGAACTTGGCACTAACTGCAAGTGCGGTATCCGTTTCCGTGGCAAGGAAATATTATTATCTCCGTCAGAGTGCTTGATGGATAAAATGACCTATGTAGAGGATAGCGTTGAGATCGTTGGCGCTAGCGGTGGTTATCCTGATTCTCTTGATGAGGGATCCCCCATTTGGTGGGATCAGCTTCACTTCGAGAGATTGTCCAGCAAAGCCCCGCGTACTCATGTTGGCGGCAATATGATGGATGATGAGTTGAAGGGTTACGCTCATTTCAACGGCTTCCCGAAACATCAGGATTTCATGGGACGGACATTCATGAACGAATACAGCCGTGTTGAACAAACAGCCCAATACGTGGACTTCCAGATCACGATTAATCCTCATAGATACGCTCAAGGATTCGGAAAGGTTATCGCCGATGATCCGGTTAACTTGATCTTACGTGTACGCTATGGCGCTCATGAGGGTGTTCAGGAGATGATCAATATGATCGGAGCTGCCGCTGGTCTTGGACCGGCTATCGTGACCGAACCCAAATAAGAACGACCTTTTTTGCGTTCATATATTTCCTAAAGGGGAGAGATTCATTTCTCTTCCCTTTTTTGTTATCTTTGAGGCAGTAGAATTAAAATATGATATTATGTCTGCGATAAATGAGTATTTAAAGAGACTTGCTTCCATCTTCGGTAGCATGGGTTTCTCCGTTCCGCCAGATGACTTCTCAGGTGTTGTCATAGACGGAAAGACGTATCCGGTCATGATGAGGAATGACGGGTGTTACGTGTACTTCGATGATAAAGGAGTAAAGAGACTTGTAAGCGAGGTCCCTAAAAAGGACTATCAGTTCATTAACATCAAGGACGCCCGTGTGTCGATCGTCAACCAATGTTATCGTACTCCGGGAGGTCAGGTAGAGGCTCGTATCCATACCTATATGAATAATAAGGGTGAGATATTGGCCGAGAAGATATTTATCATCAACTCTTCAGATGTTGATACGCCTATTGGTACGGAATTGGACAAAGTTCCTGCCGAGTGGGTAGCTATAGATTGTAGCATAGCGGAGATGACCGATCGGGAGTTGATATTCGTAAGTAAATGTTACGCCACGGAAGGGGGCAAGGTCCAGATCGAGGGCGTTGAGTCAGTAGACCCCCGCCTGAACCCGGAGGTGTCCCATTATGAGGTGGTGAATACGACTGACGATAGCAATCCTATCGGTACGGAGTATGATAAGATACCCGACACATGGAGTCGTATAGTATGTGATTTCCCGGACATGACCCAAAGGGAGATAATACCGGTGCTTAAATGCTTTGATACCGGGACCGGAAGGGTACAGATAGAGGGGTATAAGATATTTGATTACGAGATGGGTACCAGAAAGGAATGGTATCGCGTCAAGCAAAGTACCGATCCTGAGAATCCTGTAGGAGGATTCATCACCAGTATAAGCGATAACTGGGTTGAGGTCGTTTGTGACTTCACGGATATGGAGGACCGGGATATTGAGGTAACTGTAGAATGTTATAAGACACCGGCCGGTAAGGTGAAGCTGGAAGTTCTCACGTCATGGGACGGGAATATAGGAGTTAGGGATAAGAGCTATAAAGTCCTGGAGACTACCGATTCGTCACAACTTGAGGGCGCCAGCTTCTCATCCTTGCCAGACACTTGGATAAGGGTAGTCTGTGATTTTGACGATATGGAGGAGAGAGATATCAAATCCTATATAGAGTGTTATGACAGCGGTAGCGGAAACGTTAAACTTCGAAGGATGGTGTCGTATGACTCCAAGATAAAGGCCAGATACACACGTTTCGAGGTAGTGGACTCCGATAACGCAGACTTTGTCCCAGGAGCCGCCCTAGCTACCCTCCCAGACGGATTCTCTTTGGTTCCTTGCGATTTCGTTGACTTTGAGGATAGAATGCTTCAGTCAAGGAAAGAATGCTATAATACAGATAAAGGTCGTGTACAGGTATTAAGAATAACGTCTTATGATGGAGATATAGATATAAGGGGCGCTGTTTATGTCGTTACACGATCTGAGAACCCCGATATTCTCGTGGATAGGATATATAATGCCATACCTGGAGGATGGGATCGCATGGTGTGCGAGATGGAGGATATGGAGGATCGTGATATCGAGTCTTTCGTGGAATGTTATGATAGCGGTGAGGGTAATGTCAAGGTAAGGAGAGTCGTGTCTTATGATGCCAAGGCAAACGAGCGCCACGTCCGCTACGAGGTACTGGATTCGGATAACGGCGGTTTCACCCCGGGACAGCGGATATCCACCCTGCCTACCGGATGGTCTTTGGTGTCTTGTGATTTCACGGATATGGAAGACAGAATGCCTATTGATATCGAGGAATGTTATAGGACATCAAACGGGAGCATACGTATGAGACATGTGGTGTCTTATGATGGTGATCTTGGGAAAAGAAACCAGTTCTGGGAGATTGTGGACTCGTCTGATAACGGATATGGTCTAGGGGATAGGATGAATAGCATCCCATCGGTTTTTATCCGTGAAAGGTGTGCCATAGAAAGGTTGGATGATCGTATTACCAGAAGTGCGATAGAATGTTACTCGACTCCAGGAGGATCGGTAAGAATTAAATCCACTTACGTTATCAACCCTTTAAATCATATTAGGTCGTATAATCATCATGTATTGAGTTCTACGGATAATGATATCAAGATTGGTACTCAATATGTCTCTTTGCCATCTAATTTTACTCGTATCGAATGCGAGGAGCCGGATTACATGGATCGGCTTATAGATACTACCGAGACCTGTTATGATACCGGCAATGGTACGGTAAAGATCCGGAGGCAAGAGTCTCTTAACGGTAATCTTGATCTCAAGACATTTGATTATAAGATCGTAGAGTCTACTGATCCAGCATATAGATTAAATACTACACCTACGCAATCTGTTATAGACGGATGGACCGTTATTAGCTGTGATCTCAATATCATGGATGTAGATGATTGTTATGAGATCGGGGGGCATAAGATCCATCTAAAGGGCTTTAGGACGGTCAATCCTGCATTGCAGGATATTAAGTCCAAGCTTTATGTGGTATATTCAGATCATCCGGATTACGGTGTTGGAGATGAGTTGTCTTCTATTCCTGATGGGGCTAAGGTCACGATATGCGATTACGCTGATAAAAGCCAAAGACATATGGTTCCGGTGCGAGAGTGCTATGAGGTAGCCGATGGCCGGTTCTATGTGGAGGGAAGTCGGTTGGTGGATAACGATATGGTCGTTGAGCGGATGTCGGTGATGGTGCTGGAGTCATCCTCCCAGACCTACCCTGTAGGAACTACGCTGACCTCTATTCCTGATGGCGCTACTATCGTGGCTTGTTTATGTCAAACTTGTTAATCCGTGATGTTATGGTAAGAACATGCAATGATTATTATATGATCGACGCCATGGCTGGCGGTGAGGTCATTAGAAAAAGAAAGTATCGTCGTGAGAATACGATGATCGGATATAAGTGGTATGATTATAATGGGGTTGAGGTTATCGACCCCATTGAGATATCACGTCTTGATAGTCTGGCTACCAAACATCAGCGTGTGGATCAGGCTTACGATGACCATGCTGTTTTCATGTCATCAACCAACTACGTTAATAGCGTATCTGGCATACCTATGGACAAACATATGGTTGTGGTCGAATGGAGGCCGGAAAGCGAACAGGGGTTTGTTACGATGGCTCATGAGCAAGGTCTGGAAGGTGATAGCTATTATATCGTTGTCATCAATACAGGTGATAAGCAAGCCACGATCTATACTCCGGTAGACCCGGAGGAGCCAAAGGAAGGCGCTACCCGTGCCGAAGATGACGCCAGTGTCTCTGTTGGAGGATCATACGTATCCATATCTCCAAGGCAAGTGGAGAGAATAAGAGTCACGTTTAGGGGCGGAAAGTGGTATTATGAGCTGGTGACTAAAACATATCCTAGCAATACCGGCGGTATTAAGATCGGTGACGTGGATTTCGTTACGTTCAGATATTTGTGGGACGAAAGTTCCGGAAGGGACTTGGATACCATGACAGAGGCTCTTAACTCGAATGTTCCTACCATAGATAATTTAGGCGTAGGATTCGCTGGTCCCGGTAATAATGACGATCATGTAAGAAGCGTACTTAAATGGGGAGGAGACAATACCGGATCAGGCAAGGAATGTGTATGGATGTCGGTAAAGGATCTTCGTGCTCAATATTATGATATATTACCTGAAGAGACTCAGTTTATAGCCTACTCCACATGGTTTGGATCCAAAGGTACTGGTAAGTGTTCTTTTGAGCTTGTAGGGTATAAGGGCGGTACGATGAGACAGGATGGGTATAACTTTATCAATACCGGAGGATCTGTCGTATATCAAAACACATATGATTTTATCTGCAATACTAGTAAGGGGGCGAGTACATATAAGACTTCTTATCAGAAAGTAGCCCGTATTACTTATAATAAGCTCACCAATGAGGTCTATATGTCTATAGGCGATGCTATAGATCAGGAGGATAATTATGATAAGCTGGAGCGGGAGATCAATAATATAAAGGAAAGACTTAGCGATGTCGAGAGCGAGTTGGCTGTCGTAAGACGTATAGCCGAGGGCAAGAACACGGCGTATATCTTTGATACGGTCGATGCCATGAATGAGTGGCTGGCGGTTCCGGAGAACACGGCTAAGCTCCGTGTGGGGGACAGCTTCTGGATCAGGGAGCAGGATGTGCCTGATTATTGGTGGGATGGAGCTCAGGCTTTAGAGCAGGAAGGTCCGAAGGTGGATTTGTCTCCTTATTATACGAAAGATGAGATTAATAATATTGTTGATGATATCAACCAGAAGATAGAGGATAAGAGTACGTCGATCATCTTTGATACCTATATCCAGATGAAGTCTTTTGTGGATGATCCTACCAATGCCGACAAGCTTAAGGAAGGTACCATCTTGTTGATACGAGAGAAAAACGTACCTGATTATTATTACGATGGAGCTGGGATAGTTAAGATGGAGGCTGACGTAGAACAATGTCTTTACGTTACTTTAGCCAATAAGCCTACGGAAAGCACCGTTAGTTATACCCAAGATCGGGAGGTGACTAATTTCACTCCTGGAGCTATAGCTAGATGGGTTGACGCTGACGGTAATGACGTGTTTTATAAGCTTGTTGAGATAGTAGGTGGTAAGGCTAAGTGGATTACCCTTATCGATACTAAATACGGTAATGTGACGATACAGAGTACTTATGACAAGAACTATGAGATCGTGAATATCGTATCTGGATCACGTTTACAAGCTATAAATAGCGATAAGGATGAGATCAAGTTCGTTAATAGCGCTACCGGTAATGTTACTGTCGTGTTTAACGCCACGGTATCAGGAGGAGCCAAGAAACTTACGAGCCTGTTGGCCGTGAACGAGGTGGTTCTTACACCGGGGGCGGCGGCATCCTTTACCCGTACCGGCGAGAACTTCACCCTTTCCGATCTTTTTGGCGTTACGATCTTCCCCGATCTGGCGGATGCCAATCGTGAGGGTGAGTGGGTCATGAGTGTAGGCATAACCGGTAAACCGATCCTTATGGAGGTAAAGGAGATGCGTAAATGGGACGAGAGCATAACCAAGGATCTTACGATAGACGAGCTTAACGAGAAGTTCCCTAACGTGGATATCGGATTCGCTGTCGTATGCAAGACCATCAACAAGGTATATGAGATGGTTAACGGATACAAGGAATGGGTGTCTTATGATATAACCTCAATTAGTTGATATGGGATTTTTAGTAGGATATGATACGACCCTGTCCTCGGTGACGTTTTATGTTAACGAGGATAGGTTCCCTTGTTATAATGGGAGGAATGCTGATTATGTGCCTGATCCGATAGTAGATTTAGGTAATTTTAATCGTAATCTCAGGTTCTCGGCAAACAATCCAGGATTCGTGGACGTCGATTGGGGTGATGGGACAAAGGATCAATACCCTTTGGTCAAGATATCTGACGGTAGTTATAGGATAGTATTCAGGTCTTTAGATATTGAGTACAAAAAGAATCCTGACGATACTACATGGTGGTATAGGAAGGAGGATGGATCTCAGTATATACCGGTTCCTCCACATAAGTATAGCGATATCAGGCGTAGGGAGGTTACGATGAGGTTCTCTAACGTAATCGATGGGGAGTTCAATATGGATGGTATTGTCCTCCATGAGTTTCCTGTAGTTAATCTACCTGATATAACTTATTTGGCTATGGTCAGATCCGTTCTTAAAAATGGTGATATCCCATATGACAGGATAAGTAAGAGCGTTAATCTTCGTAATATACAGATGGGGTCTTTTTCTCATCCTGGTGTTTGGGACAATTGGCCGGAAGGTTTTTTAAATATGAAAAATCTGAGGTATTTCGCATGTAGCGGTATTTTTAATTTCGCTGATAATCCCGATTCTAATTGGAGAAGATTCTCGGAATGGGAGAATCTTACTGTTTTTAATTTCAATTGGTGTAATATCCCTTCGTATGACCCGGCGTTTAATTCTATTCCGGCTACGGATATAAATATCATTAGCGATAGGAATAACATACCTGTCTTTGATGAGGTGGATAAGGTTGGGGATAATAAATTGGTTGTTAAATTTATGGCTAAAGGTAGCTCATGGAAACAGGATTTGGTAGGGGGAAAGTTGAATAAGATTCAGAGGATATATTGTAGGTCATATACGGTTCCGGTAGACGATCTCCCAGACTGGTTGTATGAGGTAAGGGAATTTAGGGAATGGGATTTATCGAGTTCTTTTATATCTACACAGGAGAGGGCTGATAAGTTCGTTGATGCGTTTTATGATAAGATGATGTCGTGGGAGTATATAACGATGTCTCAAGTGGCTTCTGATGGCAATAGAAATCAATTTTATAAACTTATATTAAGTTTATATGAAGCCTCTGCTCCTACCAACAAGAGACCATCTGGCGTTTATCAAGCCCCTGAGGGGTTTGTTAAGGGTATTAGCAACGGTAATCCTACGACGCCTATGGAGAAGGTGTATGTGCTTACCAATAACTACGAGCAGACATGGGTCTTGGCCCCTTCCCCGGCTTCTAAGGCCGCCCTTACGAGGGCAAGGCGGGCTGGGAAGGCTAGGATTACCCCGTTCGTCCTTGGCGTAAAGGACGGCCATGTATCCGTGTTCAGCGGAGATGTATTGGATGATAATATGAGTAAGTATAATTTCGCTGACAAATACGAGGCTATAGATATCTGTAACGATCTGGGATTGGACGGTTCACCGGTTGTCGAGTATTTCAGGAGAATAGAGGAGGGAGAGGTATGAGGCTGATATGTAAGGATACGAATAAAGGGTCTATAACCTTTTTTACTAAGGGTAAATACGCTTTTAGGGGCGTTAACAGGAATGATACTACTGATGATGTTCCTGATCCTATATTGGATGGTAATAATTATAATGAGCATATAGAATTTTATTCTAATGCTCCCGGCATGTGCGAGGTTGATTGGGGAGATGGGAGTAAAGAGCAATTCCCTTTTGTAAAGGCTAGGGGTGGATCTATATATGGTCAATATAGGTTGATGTTCAGGAGAAGGGATATAAGTTATCGTAAGAATCCAGACAGTCATCCATGGTGGTTTTATAAGGATGACGGGAGTGAGTATATCCCCGTGCCTAATCATGCTTATGCTGATGGGCTGGATAAAGAGCGGGTCGTGGCCATGACTTTTACGAATGATATTACATTTGTACAAACAGCAAGGATAATGATGACAGGATTCCCTATACTTGATATGCCTGGCCTTGCCCATCTGATTATAAGTGTTCCTGGGGATCGTACCGTGACAGATATACCAAAGGATAGGATAATGAGATCGGTAAATATAGAGCGTATAGCATTAAGTGAGTTTGGTGTGGGTACGTTGACGTCCATCCCGGAGGATTGGAATAGACTAACTAAATTGAAAGTTCTGAATTTGTCCAATTCTATTGACTTTAGTGATACCGAAGCTTCCAATATAAGGAAATTCCCTTCCATGTGGCCTAATTTGGAGATATTGCATTTAGCTGGTGGAAGGGTAAGGCTATATCCTAAGGAATGGTTATCATTCAATAATTTAAAAGAATTGTATTTAAGTCAAGGTTATGCCACATCATCGTTTGATCCTAACACATGCCCGGCTATGGATGAGGTGGATAAGATAAATTCTAGTTTAAAGATTTTCGATCATATAAATAGATGGTATGGACCTGTCGTGAGTTGGCATCCGTATATGAGCGGTAAGGGATTGGGAAACATTGAGCGTATCGACGCTTCATGCAGTTTTAGTAATATAGATGTAAGTAATCTCCCGGATTATATATATGAGATGAGGTCTATGAATAGCTTTTATATGCATCGCAGCTTGTCAACCCAAGTTCGATGTGATACGTTTATATCGACATTATATGAGAGGGTGATGGGGTTTGATTATCTCACTATGTCTTCCTCTGCTTCCGATGGCAAAAGAAATCAGTTTTATGGATTGTATCTAAGTATGTATTCAGCTTCCCATCCTGATGATAAAAGACCTAGTGGCGTATTACAGGCTCCCTCTGGTTTTATAAAGGGTCAGTCTAATGGCTCTCCGTCGAATCCTATGGAGATGGTTTATGTGCTTATGAATAATTATGGATGGAGGTTTAGTATGACACCAGAGGCTTCGGTGTTAAGGTCGATACGATCTTCTGATATTGACACGAGGTCGTATAAGCCATATAAGCTTATTGTATTTGACGATGGGCGTACCTTTGTAGGCAATGGAGATGTTTTAGCTCATGATACGGATAAGGTATTATCGTTTGGGGGTCAACCAGAAGGGGAGTATTTGTGTGATTCTATGGGATTGGACAGGAATGTTATTGTAGAATATTTTAACAAGATAGGTAATGGCTAAGACATTATATAAATATGAGGCATCATCCAACAAGTTCGTGTGGTTCACCACATGGGATAGGGCACTTAGAAATTATTATACCGATGATTATAATTATGTACCCGATCCTGTCGTTGGTAATTCATATAATACGTATGTTGAGTTTAGATCCAGAAAGCCCGGTATGGCTAATGTGGATTGGGGGGATGGAATAAAGGAGCAGTTTCCTATGACCAAGGTTCAAGGGAAGGATAATTATCGTATTATATTCCGTTCTTTGGCAATACAACATAGGAAAAATCCCAATACTACGTGGTGGTTCAGGAAGGAGGATGGATCGCAATACGTACCTATAGATAATCATGCTTACGCTGATGGGAGGAGGGACGTGCAACGGGCTGTGTCGATAGATTTTACTTGTAATATTTATTATGCCAATATCCAAATTTGTAAGATGACGGCTTTCCCGATTGTGGATATACCAGGACTTGAGTTTTTGATCGTATCCCATACGAAGTATGTTAATGACGGTATACCTGTAGACAAGCTGTCAAGATCCAAAAAGTTAATTTATATCGATCTTCAAAATATTGGGCAAAGAATGACCGTAATTCCTGAGGCTATAACCAGCAAGACAGAGGTATATTATTTAAATATGTTTAATATGCTTGATCTTAGGGATATAGAGGCTAGTGGGATAAGAAATATAAAGAACATGAAAAAAATTGAGGATCTTAATTTAAGTTCATGTTATTTGGATAGATATATAAAGGAGTTTAATGACCTTCCTAAACTTAAGACGTTAAATATAACTCCTGGCCCCAGTGATATGTGGAATTATTTTGACCTTAATACTATTCCATCATTTGAGGTTGATAAAATAAATCCTATAATCACCACTTTTGGTTTTCTTGAAGACTGGATGGCTTCTGGGAGAAGGACAGGATGGAATGATGATAATATGTTTGGAAGGGGACTGGAATATCTTACTGGTTTTAGTGCCTTTAGTTGTAGTAGTCTTAGAATGGATAAGCTTCCGGATTATATTTATGAGATGAGGGCTATTACATGGTTTAACGTGAATGCATCCACTCATAACCAAAAAAGATCAGATGATTTCGTGAACTCTTTCTACGACCTTGTTGTAGGATGGGATCAGATTACTATGACATCCGTGGCTAAGGATGGGAAGAGGAACCAGTTCTATAGTCTTTCGGTAAGCATGTATAATGCTATTTATCCAACCGAAAACCAGCGTCCTTCCGGCACGGAGCAGGCCCCAGAGGGATTCGTGAAAGGCTCGTCCAACGGGTCTCCCGCTACACCTATGGAGAAGATATATGTGCTAAAAAATAACTACGCCCAGAGATGGACGATAAAACCGGCTTAATATGGATAGAAATGATATCATAAAAGAACTTGGATTGTATTTTGATATAGTAGAATTGGTATGTCCTCATACGTACAATAAGTGGAAGGACAGATCGTGGCAGTTTCTTGATACAGCGTTTCTCCATAATCTTCTTATATTACGGAGGGATATAATTAAACAGCCTATGTATTGTAATAATTGGGACAAGCAGGGGCAGTTTTCCCAACGTGGTCTTAGATGCAACATCTGCCAGATAGTTAAGGATAAGAAAGATGTTTATCTATCCGCTCATGTGTTGGGTAAGGCTGGGGATTTCGATGTCAAGTCAATGACGGCGGAACAGGCCAGAGGCTTGATCTTGGATCATCAAGATATGTTACCATATCCTTTCCGGCTTGAAGGGAAGGTGGGTTGGTTGCATTTTGACAGCCTTGATACGAGGAACGGTATACACGCCGTGGTGTTTTAGGTACTTAACGGTATAGTGGTTAACTTTGCGTATAGGGTATAAAATGAAAGATAAGGACATGATAGAGCGAGTGGGGGCTTTATGGAATATAGCGCTTGCGTATGGTGCTTCTTGTTGGGCTTACTTCCAGCCAGTGCATCATTTATTGACTGTATTACTTATAGTATTAATAGCGAATTTTTTGGCTAGGTTAGCGCAAAGCGTAAGGGGCTGGAAGCTCCGTAGAAGCCGTAGGAGGAGGTTTAGTTTCAAGAGATGGTTTAGGGAGGTCAGGTTTACTGATATTCTTAAGGAGTTCGCTTTGTCTTGTTTTATAGTAATGACATTATGTGTTATATATAAGACGTTATACCCGATCGAGGAGGAGGCTAGCATGATACTTACCGTTACTAAATATGGGGTGTATATAGCCCTTGTTGGATATGTGATGCTTTTCTTGAATACGATAGGGGATGCTTTCTCTGACGCTTATTTGGTGAAGGTATTCAAGGCTGTGCTCAAGAGAATAAACGTGTTCAAGATGTTTAGCTTCTCCAAGAACATACCTGATGAGACGTTTGACGATATAAGGAGAATTGCCGATGATGAGGTTAAGGATAAGTCTTAGGGCGATTGTTTGTTTAGGTCTGTCGCTATTCCTGTCCTCTTGTGGAAGCAGGAGGCAGGTTAGCGACACGTCTATAGATAATCGTTTGATAAGCAGGATAGAGACGATGATAGATGAGGTCATGGACCGGAAGATCGTAGAGATCAGGACATCTGATCTTAATGCTGATATTGTCATAACTGAGAGGAAATTCGATACTACGAAGGAGGTGGATCCATCCACTGGGGAGCGACCCGTGTCCTCCCAGACGGATGCTCATATCGTCATCGGCCGGCGGGATAGCACGGTGACGACCGATTCCCTTGGCGTTGATAAGACGATCACCGGTATTGAGGATATTGATAAGAAGACAGACATCAAGCATAAGGATATAGACGATAAGGAGGAATCAAGGTGGCCGATGGCTATCATCTTTATGTCGATCTTAGGTATATTGGTTGTATTATTCGTGTTGTTGAAAAGATTCGGATTGATAAAATAATAGGTGTACAAGAAACCCCATACACCTATTGGTTATCACCCCAGAAAAGAATTGCAAATATGAGGTCAGTCCCGGATTCGAACCGAGGTATATGGTTTTGCAGACCACCGACTAAACCACTCATCCAACCGACCATGGTGCGAATATATCCATTTTTTCTTGATAATATATGGTGATTATATAT